TAGATAGTGCATATTACAATCCTAATAAATAAATAATATGAAACCAACAACAGAAGAAATACTTAAAGCTTTAAATGAAATGATACAAAGCAAAACTGAACTAAAAGCAGAAAAGGTTGAGTTAACTCGTATGGGCGATTTAAGAAAAGCAGTAGATAAATTAAAAACCTATGATTTAGAAAAAGATTTATCTAGTCTTAGAAGTCAATATAAAGCTATTAATGGTGCTTTATCAAAATTAAAAGGTCAAGCTAAAAGTTTTGTTAATGACTCTAACAAATTTGATGGTTTAATAGATAAACAATGGAAAGATTATCAAAAAGCAAGTAAATTAAGTAATCAACTTGCAAAAGACCTTAACGAATTAGGTATGGATGGTGATTCTTTTACAAGAGAATATGATGCTACTTTAGCTGATGCTGAAACAATAGGTCAAGCAAGTTTTAAAGCTACACAAAGCGACTTTAAAAATTATAACGATATTGTAGATTTAATGGAATAAATCTAAAAATCAAATAAATAAATAACTATTCTATTATATAACAGAACCTAAAAAAGAAACTATGGATATTAAAGAACAAATTTTAGTAGCACTTGGCTTAAACAAAGCTGAAGATGAAATTAAATTAGCTTGGCAGGGCAAGTCAGAAGATGGTACTATTTTCGTATCTACTGCTGAAGAATTAGAAGCAGGAGTTGACATCAGCGTTTTAACTGAAGATGGCACTACAATTTTACTACCTGTTGGAACTTACAAAACAGAAGATGGACTTTCTTTCAGAGTTGAAGAAGAAGGTATTGTTGCTGAATTAATTGAATCAGAAACAGAAGAAAAAGAAGAAGCATCTGAAGAGGTGAAAGCTGAAGAAGAAGCAGATGTGGCTGATTGGAAAGGAATGGAAAAGAGAATTGAAAACCTTGAAATTGCAGTTGCAAAACTTAAAGAAGCTAAAGTAGGGGGTGATGATGATGTTGAAGAAATGACAGAAGAAGTAGTTGAACCATCTAAAAACCCAAAGACTATAAAGACTACGGAGGTAAAAGAATTTTCAGTTGAAGAAGAAATTGAAAAATTAAAAGCTGAGAATGAAAAGTTAAAAACGGAACTTGCGGCAAGTCCTGCTGATGCTCCGATTAATACAAATAAGTTTAGCAACGAAAAAAGAACTTATACAAAAAAGGAATTAATAAGAATGTCTCCAAATGAAAGATTCTTAATGAAATTAAATAAATAATAAATAAAAAACAAAAAAAATGGCAGAACCAACAGTAACTCAGACATTTACGGGGCGTGAAGCGGGATTCTATATTTCGGCAGCCCTTCAAGATAGTGTATCATTAGACTATATGACAATTCTTGAAAATGTGAAATATAAAATGAATGTGCAGACCCTAGGGGCGGCAAATGTAGTAAGAGATAGTACATGCGACTTTACGAATCATGGAACTCTTGATCTTGGTGAATCAGTTCTTGAAGTTGAGCCTTTCCAAATTAACCTAGATTTATGTAAGAAAAATCTTTTAAGTTCTTGGGAAGCGTTAAACATGAGAGCAGGAGCAGGAGGAAATCCATCAGCAACTTTTACAGACTATGTTATATCTTATATGGCTAGTAATGTAGCTTCACAAGTTGAAAAATGTATTTGGACAGGTAGCACAGCTAATAACGGAGAATTTACAGGATTCGTTACAGGTGGTGTAGGACTTTTATTAGGTGCAGGGGCAACCCAAGTAGCAGCTTCAGCAACTCCTTTTACCTCAGCAAACATTATAGCAAATTTAGGTGTAGCTTATACAGCTATTTCAGATGCTTTATTCGGAAAAGATGACTTATATATTTATATGTCTCCAACTTCTTATCAAATGTACATCCAAGCATCTTCAGCTTTAACTAACTTCCCGTATGCTAATATGAGTGAAGATTATATACCTATGTTTAATGGCGTAAAATTAGCTATGTGTAATGGAATGACTGATGATGAATTAGTAGTGGCACAAAAGAGCAACTTATTTTTTGGTACAGATCTGATTTCGGACACAGACGGAGCTTCAATCAAGGTCTTAGATATGTCATCTTTAGATGCCTCAGATAATTTGAGAATCGTTTGCCGTTATAATGCAGGGGTTAAGCAAGGAATTGCAACTGACATTATAAGAGTATCGTAATAACACAAAGAAGGGGGCGTAAAAACCCCCTACTTTTTAACTTTAAAATAATAAAAAAATGGCATGTACAAGTTTAACGAAGGGGAGAGGCGTTGATTGCAATAGAATCTCAGGTGGAATTAAATTCATATATTTTGGGGTTTTAGACCAATTTACAGCACCTATTGAAACAGTAGGGATAGTTCAAGCATCAGGAGAAATAACTGATATTGAGATGGCTTCTAATGTTCTTTACAGATACACTATGCCGATTGGAGTAGCAAGTGCCACCGATACTATCGTTGGTAGCCGTGAAAATGGAACTATTTACTACACTCCAACAGTTCAGGTGTTATTTAACAGACTTACAAAAGAAGACCAAAATGAAATTAAGCTCTTAGGGGCAACTAAGGTAGTTGTGTTTTGTCAATTAAACCAACAATTAGCAAACGGGCATGATGTAATTATCGGAATGGGCGTAGTTAATGGAATGGAACTTAATGCAGGTACTATTGATACAGGGGCTGCTTGGGGAGATAAAAATGGTTACACCCTGAGCTTTGATGGAATGGAGCAAGACCCTTTCCCAATGGTAGCAGACTATACCACAGACCCGTTTGACAATGCAGCATTTAATTTTGGTGCAGGAAACCCTGTAACTTCTTAATTTAATTAGTAGTTTTCATATATTCTTGATTGGAGTGGCTTAGTGCCACTCTTTTCTTTAAGCATGGTAAAGGTGTCGCATTTTATATGTGTCTAGGGAAACCTAGCGTTTACCATAAGATTAAGGTAGTTTCGGCTACCTTTTTCTTTATAGCAAATAAAAACAGCGTTTTTCTATTATATAACAGACTAGATACTATGATACAAACATTTTCAACTTCCCATTTTACAGCTTACTTACAAACTGAAGATAATAGGATTGACACTTCTGTAGCTTCTGATAGGATAAGGCACTTAGTTAAATTTACAAATGATATGGATAAGTCGGTGCAATATGCTTATGCTGTAACTGAAGTCATCAACAATAGATACACTTCTTTGGATTTTCAAAGTAATCCTACTCCTAATGTTTATTTAGGTCGCATAAGTCTTGTTCCTGCGGGATATTGGAAATATGAAGTCTATGAAGTAAGTTGGAGTGATAAAGAGGCGTTTTTGATTGTTGCAGGTCAAGCCCCTACAACAGAAAATGATGTACTAACACCCGCAGGAAGTGATAAGGGTGTTGTACAGGGATTGGTAACTAAAGGGAAATTGTATGCAGCAGAAAGAGATGGAGGTGAAGAAGTGCAATATACAGAAAATGCTAAAAGTGTACAAACTTTAACTATCGTACATGGTGGTCTTGGTTATACTTCTGCCCCAATAGTTACAATAACAGGCGACAATATAACACCTGCAAAGGCAACTTGCACTATTGTAGGGGGTGTTGTAACAACAGTAACCATCACAGATGCAGGAAGTGGATATACAGAAAACCCAGCAGTTACCCTAAGCACAAGTGGGTCTAGTGATGGGGGACAAATAGTAGCAAATATAAATGAAACAAATTACATTTACACAGGATAAAATATGAAAGATAATATAATTTCAATAAATTTGGAAACATCAACAGCCCCTGTAGTAGCAGAGGTTAGAGGTAGAGATTGGATAAGCTATGGAGATGCAAATGGAGAATGGGCTAACTTATACCCTCAATTTTTAATTGATCTTTACTATTCAAGTAGTATATCTGCTGCTATTATTAATGCTACTGCTGATATGATAAACGGCAAAGACATTATAATAGATGATGAAGATGATAGGAATTTAGATGCTAGAGTTAGACTTCAGCACTTTATGGATAGAGCCAATTGTAATGAAACTCTACATGAAGTATTAAAAAAAGTTGCATTTGATTTTAAACTTCAAGGTGCTTATGCTCTTAATATCGTATGGTCTAAGGACAGAACACAAATAGCTGAAATTTATCACATTCCTGTTGAGAAAATAAGAGTAGAAAAACCTGATGAATTAGGAAAAGTAAGGGGCTACTTTGTATCTAATGATTGGGCTAACACAAGAACCAATAAGCCGTACAGAGTTCCTGCCTTTAATGCTAATGATAGAACCTCAGCAAATCAAATACTTTACACAGGTCTTTACAGCCCTAATATGAACGCTTACTATACGCCTGACTATGTTTCTTGTAATAATTGGGCTTTAATAGATTCTAAGGTCTCGGAATTTCATTTAAACAACATAAGTAACGGATTCTCGGGGAGTTTTATGATTTCTTTTGCAAATGGAATACCAACAGCAGAAGAAAGAATGAAGATAGAACAAAGTCTTACAACTAAATTTACAGGGACTAACTCAGGGAAGTTTATATTAACTTTTTCAGATGATAAAACTAGAGTTCCTGAGATAACACCAATAAGCCCTTCAGACTTAGATAAGCAGTATTTAGCACTCCAAGAAATGCTGACCTCTAACATCATGTCAGGACACAGGGTAACCTCACCCATGCTTATGGGAATTAAGAACGATACAGGGCTTGGAAACAACGCTGATGAGCTTAATAGTGCTGCTAATTTTTACTTAAATTCTGTGGTTATGCCCTACCAACATCAAATCATCAAAACTTTAAGTAAGATATTTAAGATTAATGACATGGATATGCCTATTAGTTTTGTTCAATTAAAACCAATTACTTTAGAATTTACTTCTGAGGACTTGAAGGGGATCCTTTCAGAAAGTGAGTTGAGGGAGCAAATGGGGTTAGAACCCTTAGATGTAGAAGTAAGAGAGGATTTTTCAAGTGAGAAAACAGAACTAGAAAGTTTTATTGAAGAATTTGGGGAAGATGAACCTGAAGGATATACTTTGTTAGATGAAGAAATGGTAGAAGATGAACATGAAGATTTTGATTTTGAAGATGAGTTAAACGAGATACACAAAGTAGAACTTGCAAGAGTGCCTAAAGCAGATAGAGATGGATTAGATGACCAAGATGGGTGGAGTAATAAAGTCAGCAAGTTTTTTAAAGTAAGATATAAATACGATAGAGATCCTGCACTTACAAATAAGTCAGGAACTAAAAGAAAATTTTGTAGAAAAATGATGGGTGCTAAGAAACTATATAAAAAATCTGATTTAGTAGCATTAGATGATAAGTCTGTTAATCCTGGCTTTGGGATTGGTGGTGCAAATACCTACTCAATCTGGAAATATAAGGGCGGTCCACAGTGTTTTCATCGGTTCATCAGAAAAATTTGGGTGATGGAATTAGAAGATGCTTACAATGAAAAAGACATCACAAAATATGGTAAATTAATTTCTACTGCTAAAGCTAGAAGTCAAGGTTTTTATCCTGAACCTAACAACAAGAAAGTAGCACAAGCACCTAGAACAATGAAGAACAGAGGATATTATAAACCAAGATAATTATGAGCTATGTACTTTTTATATCAGAAGAAAAACTAAAGGATTCAACAGCTTTGAATCTTAATATAGACAATTCTATTTTACTCCCATTTGTAAGAGAGGCACAGAAAATTCATATTGAAACAGCACTAGGGACTGACCTAACCACTCATTTGAAAAATGAAATAATAGCAGGAACTTTAGCAGGTGCAGATAAGACTTTAGTAGATGATTATATTGGGGACTGTTTGCCTGGATATAGCGTGTATATGGCTATTCCGTACTTAAGATTCAAATTTGAGAATGGAAACATTTACTCAAAGACCTCAGAAACGGGAACGGCTTTATCAACGGAAGAAGCTCAACATTTAAGAGAAGAAATATTAAACACTGCTTCATATTATCGGGAACGCCTAATTGAGTATGTAAGAAACAATACAGCTAGTTTCCCTGCTTATTCAACTAACACAGGTGCTGATGTTAATCCATCAACGGAAAACTATTATAACGGCATGAACCTTGAAACACCTAGACAGGGTACTAAGCTTACATTAAGGAACTTCTTAACAGCATCAGGAAATTAATGAAGAAACATTATAAACCAAAAACAATAAACATAACTAAGCTGAAATCCTACTTGGAAACTAAGCCCAAAATAAATAAAAATGACACATCTAAGAGATACAATACAAGTAGGGATAGCTAATGGATCAGCTATTGGATTCAGCATAACAGATTGCAACGAGATTTTAACTTTTGTATCGTTGACACTCGCCATAGTTTTTACTATCTACAAATTTTTTATTTATGAAAAAAACAAAGCTAAATAGCACCAATCCTAAATATCATAAAAAAGATGAAAAAGCTTCTGAAGTTCGTAAGGAGTTTATTCAAGAAGTCAAAGGATGTAAAATCTATAAAACCTATTACCTCTAA